GCCTGCCCAACTACCGCCGGCGACACATTCAGCCCGTGTGATTGCATCCATGCGGCGGTGTTTGTGTCGTCGGTATCGCGCCACGGGCGGTGGCGTAACGGCGAGTAGGGTGGCGGTGCGCAGACTGTGATTTCTCCAGTGAAGTCGTTATAACCCAGCACGCCATCCCACTCAGGAGCATTCCGGAACGCCAGTAGGACATTAAGCACGTGCGACCGCGCCGCGCCTGATTCTGGACGGTCGAGCATCGCCCGCCATCCGGTCGTGCAGTCCCAGTTGATAGCGTCAATGGCGTCTAGCGCGGTTTTCGGTCCGACTTCTGACAGCCAGTCGTCTACTCCCTTCCCGTTGCGCTCATCCCACTCAAGGAACGCCACGATCGCGCCGGCGGTGCGCAGTTCCACGGCCAGCCGCTTACGGCTTGCCTTGACAGTTGGCTTGCGGTTCAGGTCCGCATCGTAGGCGATAATGACCTTGCGGTCCTGCCATACAATCCGCCGCATGTCCGGGATGATGCCGGATGTCTCGGTCTGCCCGCCGCCTGGCAAATCTTGCTTGCCGTCGCGGCCCATCCATGCGTCAACGCCGCCCAAGCCGATCGGCAGGAATCGCGGCGTCGTTGATTCGTGCATCGCCAGCCGCCACAGCGCCAGCGTTTTGTACTCGCCTTCCGTAATCACGATCGGAATGGCCGCGTTTTCAATATCCTCGGAGGTTGTCCCCGGCACCCAGTAGATATAATTGCGCTGCCCGTATGGCTGGGCGTACTTGCGCTCGATCTTCGTTTCGCCTTTGAGATCCACCCGCTTGTCAGGATTGTCGCGCCGAATGCGGAACGCTTGCGAAATTGATCCGTCGAGCGTGGGGAACGGAATCAGGATACCGGCGCAGTTGCGCTTGGCCCAGCCGGTAATCCGCCGCCCCTCGAAGTCTGGCACGCGCTTCAACCCGGCCGCGTCGAGGATTTCGTTACTCAGCCAATGCTCTTGGCAAATCGCTTGCCGGTCTTGTAGAGTCAGTTCATCAAACTTCCCGGCCAGTGGCCCAGTAGCTGGGAAAAGCAGGACTTCTGGTATCGCTCGTCCGAATCTTTCACGCATGGGTTAGACTCCTGGCTTTGTTTTGCTTGTATTCGCGCTGCCACGCAAAACCAGGATTGATACCGTACTTCGATTTGAATTTTGCGTAGGCGTAGCCGGGCAAGTATGGCTTTCCGTCCTTGCGTTTGAAATTCTCGGCCTCCCACAGCCAGCGCATGTAGTCCGATTTACGTTTCGCTGGCGATGCAACCGTGAACTCTGTGAGCTTCTCAAGTTCGCCCGATGATTCTCGGATTTCCGCAACCTTAAACGCATAGCCGCAATCGCACACCACCACCGAACGATCATGCACGCGCCCGCAATCGGGGCATAGACAGATAGCGTCAACCGGCTCCATGTCCGGCCGATCTCCGCCTGTTTTATCGGCTGTTCGGGTTAAAGTCCATTCCCGTGTCTGCTCTGGTAGCCCGTGCAACCGGGCGGCGCCAGCGTGGTCATGCAGGATGCAATTTTGTTTACCCGGCGAGCTGCGCAACCCACGCCCCGCCATTTGCAGCCACAACGCAAGGGATTTCGTCAGCCGGCAATTCACAATACACGACACGTTCGGGATGTCTGTTCCCTCCGTTAATACGCCGTAATTGCATACAACGCGCAACTCTCCAGACCGCAGGCGCTGAATGATATCGTCCCGCTCGGCCGCGGGAGTTGTGCCGTCAAGGTGGGCGGTTGGGATACCCTCAGACTCGAATCGCTTTACCAGCAGCTTGCTATGGCCGATGCCACTGGCAAACACGATTGTTTCCCGGTCAGCGCAACGCTTCAGCCAGTGTTCCACCACATTCCCGACGAGTTGTGGCTGGCTCATGCGGTCATTGGCCTGCTTTTGGTCGTAGTCGCCACGCGACACGCGGATACCCGCCGTTGACACCGGCCAGGAATATGTCTCGACCGGTACAAGGAAGCCGAGTGCGGTCAATTCTTTGACCGATGGGCCTAACACCAGCTCATCGAAAATATCCGCAAGCCCGCGCCCATCAAGCCGGCAAGGCGTGGCGGTGATCCCGATGACTGTCTTTGGGTTCATCTTGCCAATCACCTCCGCGTACGAGTCGCTGCGCGCGTGGTGCGCCTCATCCACGATCACCAGATCAAACGCCGGCAACTCACGCCGCACCGCAGTATCGATCGACAGAACCTGCACCTGCGCCTCCGGGTCGTACCGCTTGTGCGATGCCATAGTGATTCCGTGCGGGATACCGATGCGGTCGAGCATCGCCGATGGCTGCATAATGAGTTCGCGCCGATGCGCAAACCACCCCACGCGCAGCCCCTTTGCGGCCGCCGCCTGGATTATGAAAGCAGCAACAACAGTCTTCCCGCCGCCCGTGGGGAGTTGGTATAGTAGCCGCGATACCCCACGCAGGATAGCTTTTCGCATGGCTTCCAGGCCGTGTAATTGGTAGTCGCGCGGGGTGATGCTATTCGACACCATACAGCGCCTCATATTCCCGCTTCAGCTCGTCCAGGCTGTGCGCGATCAGCACCGCGTACCCGTAGTGCTGGAGTAGCGCCCGCATCTCGCGTTGCTTGGGCGATGGCTCGCCCGCCGTTGCCTTCATTTCGACGTAGAGGATATGGCCGCGCCCGCGATCCGTAGGCCGCGTGAAACTCCAGTCTGGAGTGCCAGGAGGCTCCCCTGTGATGCGCGCACCGCGCTCTGTAAAGAACACCCCGCAATGATTGCGATGCGGGCGCCAGCCACGCTTCACAAGCCAATTGCGGCATTCAGCCGTAACCTCAGCTTCAACCTGCTTCATTCCACCACCGCCAAAACCGCCAGCATCACGGCCTGAGGCCACTCCCGCGCGTTACCCTCAACTTGGGCGTGCGTGATCGGATGCCGCAGGCGAAGTGTGAATGTATGGCTTGCCGCCGTCCAGAAACTATGCTCGACGCGCCACCCGTCCATCTGGATCGCCGCCATGGCCATGGCCGCGGCTGCGGGATCGCTAGGCCAGTGGGGAATAGCGCGAGTAGGCAACCACCACGGCTTCTGATCGGCGGTGGCGAAAAACAACTGGCCTTGATGCTCCGTCACCTGCCACTCCATCACCCGCTCCGCGATCAGGCGGGATTCGGCTAGGGTCCATTGGCGGGTCATGGCTGGGCCTCTTTACCGCGTTGCGCCCAATGCGGCTCCCATGTGTGCCCTTGATCGTCGTACTTGATGATAAACTTGGGCACCCAATAAGATCCGCCACCGGCCTCCCGGCTGCGAACTAGCGTCATCCACGCGCCAAGTTCGACACCTAGCGTATCAACGCTATCCTCTAGCCTTTGCAATTCAGCCGAGATGGCTTCCCAGTCTAAATAATGCCATTGAGGTTGATAGTAGATTACCTTCGCCCTCCGCATGGCTTTGCAAATCCATGGAAAGCCGGGGATCGGCTCACACGCCCTGTATTCTTGCATCGCGCGCCTCCTGCTCCATCAAAAAATCCTCCGCAAACCAGTCGCCCATGCCAAGCTCCGCCAGCGGGTGCCCGTCCGCGATGTACCGCGCCGCCGCCTCGCGCTGTTCGCTCTGTGCGGTGGCGATGAGGTTGTCAGTCTGCTGCATCGAATAGCCCTCCCTGCGCACCCGCATACGTCTCCGCGCTCTCCAGGTGCTTGATAGCCGTCGAAAAGTAACCCGGCTTCAACTCGATGCCGATGAACTTCCGGCCCTCGTCCAGCGCGACAAATCCTTCAGAGCCGACGCCAGCGAACGGCGACAGTACAACGTCACCAGGCGACGACCACAACTCCACGCAGCGCCGGATCAGACCGAGTTGCAGCGGGCAGATGTGTTTTTCGTCTTTCTCATCGCGGGCGATGCGGAAGTTGAGCACGTCGGTTTGGTCGATATCCCACCACACCGGCTCTGCGTAGCGCCGCCAAATCTCCACGCTCGTCCGCCCGTCGCGGCCTTTGCGGGCGTATTTCGAGGGGTGTTGATCGGTTTCGCGCGGATCTTGCGCTGAGTCGCCAATATAGCGAGTAAATCCCGTCGGCCGCTCAATCGGCTTCGTGCTGAGATTTTCACCGGGCGGCGTCTTGCGGAAGGCCAGCACGTAGTCCGCCATTCCCATGCGGATCTGTGAAGAATCTCGCATGACGGTCTTATGTAGGAGTCCATTGTTATTAGTGCGTTCCCGCTCAGTTACCGGGCACTTCCACACCGTGACGCGGCTATGGAACGTCCACCCGGCCAGCTCCATGGCGACGATGCACTGGCCAGGGAAGTCTCGCAATCCGCTTGCCCCGTCGCTGTTGCGATACGTCGGCAAGTCCTTGACGTGCATCACGCATAGCCGGCCCGTCGTCGTCACGCGAAGTAGTTCCGGCGCAAGGAACCCGAAGTGCGCAAAAAACTCCTCATCGCTCGCGCAGTTGCCCAGATCGGCCTCGGAGTCGGAGTAAGTGTACAGGCTGGAGAATGGCGGCGAAAACACCGTCAGGTCTACCGACTCGTCGGGTATGCCCTTCATAACCTCGCAGCAGTCGCCGTTGTAGAGCGCCCAGTTGCGGCCGTGCCGCTCGTCTAAAATCACGTTCATTAGATCCACCTCGGAAGATTCATTTGCTTTGTGCCGACGGCCGATGCAAGCTGGCGCCGCCCGGAACCATTTTGAATTGCCGCCCTCGCATGAACCATGGCCGCTTTCATTTCTTCGTGCTTCTTCTGCTTATCGCGGATCGTTTTTAAGACTGGGCCTTCCGTCTCAGCGATGACCATGTAGGCTTCAACCGGCCGCGTCTGCCCGAAGCGCCACGAACGCCGCACGGCCTGATAGAACTGTTCGTATGAGTAAGACAGCCCGCAAAAGATGTGCTTATTGCAGTGCTGCCAGTTCATGCCGAAACCCGCAATTGATGGCTTCGTAACGATGCGCTGGAACGCGCCGTTTGTGAAGCCGAGTAGCTTCTCTTCCTTCGCTTCCGTGCGCTCGTCGCCGCGAACTTCGATGGCCCCGTCGATAACGCGCATGAGTTCGTCGGCTTCGTAGTTGGTGTTGCACCAGATACACCATGGCTCTTTGCTGTCGCCGATAATCTCTGCTACCCGTGCCGCTCGCGCCGGCGCCGTCAGCCGCATCTCCCGATGTAAGCCTGTCGCCGATACATCAGCCACCCGGAACAGTCGGCCGTTGGCGTTGATAGATTGATCGACGGCAACGATCTCCTCGTGGATATTGAGCGCCGGCATCACCCATCCGTCATCACTGAATCCCAGGTCCGACGGCTTTTCCATGCACACGGACCACGACGCCACCCAACGCCAGTAGTCCGCCTCGGCGTGGCCTTTCAGCCGGTAGCCGCCGGCCCTCATCGTGTCGTTAAGGAACCACCGCATCAGCATTTGACCGCCGCTCATGATATCCAGAAACTCAGAGTGGTTGCCTAGCTCCATGTGATCGTTCGGCGACGGCGTAGCCGAGCAACACAGCTTATAGGGCGTGTTGGCGAACGAGTCCTGCAGCAGTCTCCGTGTTGCCCCGGTGAAGTTTTTGAGGATGCTCGATTCGTCCAAAACAACGGCGTCGAAGTGGCCCGCGTCGAAATGCTTGAGCATGTCGTAGTTGGCGACATTGACGCCACTCCGCACGTCCTTTTGACTTCGGCACTGCGTTATCTCGACGCCGAACTTCGCTCCCTCAGCTACGGTTTGCGCGGTGACTGCCAGGGGTGCCAGTATCAGCGCGTCGCCGCCTGTGTGCTGGCAGACCTGCCGCGCCCATTCCGCTTGCATCGCAGTTTTGCCTGATCCGCACTCGGTGAACAGCGCGAACTTACCAGCGTTCAGCGCCCGCGTGATGCTTTGCTTTTGGAAGCCGAATAGCTTGCCGTTTAGGTCGAACTCTCCGGAAATTCCGGATGGTTGCGGCTGAACATGCTTGCCGTCGAGAAACGCCCGGTAGCCGCTCACACCCGCCCCCCATCCCGCGTCGCCCAGCGCCGGGATAAGATCGCGTCCACCGCCGCCGCGTGCTTTGGGCACACCGCTTCACCCTCAATGGCCGACAGCGCCGGATATCGCCCGCCCCGCAGTCCATCAGGCGCATGGTACGGTCGCGGCTGCTCCGCCTCTATCGGAACCTTGAGCACCTTCCGCCGCTTCTCCATCGCCGCAGCACTGCCAGCCGTCGCGCCCTTGGCCGTCTGGCGGGTCGAGCACTGCTCGCAAAACCGCGCGTTTTTTGACCGGTGCGCAATCGATGCCCCGCACGGGCACCGTCGCGCAGCGTTCGCCGCTTCAGCCGCAGCCACCCGGCACGGCTTGCAAGCGCCTTGGTGGATGTCGTTGCCCGCGAGCACCGCCGCGCATACCCGGCATGGCTTCGCTGTTCTGGTGCGTGCTGCGGCTTGCTCCGCGCGTCGCTCTAATAGGCCGCATGTCCGGCAGATCGCGCGGCCTGGCTTGTACCGGTCAGACTCCGCCCATAGCGGCGTGTCGCATTCCGGGCATGGGTCGCCCGGTGTCCATTTCTTTCTCATTTGCTCCCTTTCCTCCCCCGTGTCGGCAAACCGGGGTTACTGCTCGTTTACAATCGAGTTTCTTTCATCGGCCTCATACTGCGCCCCTTCCACCGCCCAGCGCTTCCGCTCCGCCCGCGGCGCCGTCGGGTACTCTTCGGCGTAGACGCGCTCTAGTTCGGCGATGCGGGCGAGTTGCGGTGATGGCCGGCCAGTCATGGCTTCCCCCGTGCGGCGCGTGCGGTGGTCATGAGTAACGCCCTTTCTGCGCCATGCGAAAAGCAAAACGCACGGCATTTTCCCAGAAGTCGTAATTTCCAAACAGGCGTTCGTTGTACCAGACTTGCCACATAAGGTGACCCATAAACATGCGTACTCCCTTAACTGTTATCTTGTTGCGGTTCATTTATCCCACCACTCGTAGGTTTCCATTTGGCGATTGCGGCGAGGGCGTCCTTGATTAGCACCTTCTCGCGCTGCGTAAATGCGTCCCATTGCCCGACTTGCAACAGTGCCTTCTCCGCCTTCGCGATCGCCTCCGCCGCCGCAATCTTCTGCTGTGCCAGCGTGTTAGCGAGGTCGATAGCTGCTTGACGGGCGCGACCCAGCTCCTCCGCCGCCGTGGGACCACGCTCCATCTCGCGCCGCAGATCCTCCGCGCAATTGCGGCAGATTCGCCGGATGTCGTCGCGGCTTGTACAGCACCAAGCCTCGTATGCTATCGCACCCAACGTCCTCTCAGCCATTCGGCACCCCCGCATTCAAATACACGCCCTTCATCTTCTCCCGCGTAATAGCCGCGTCACGATTCGCGGCCGCCCAGGCCGCGATGTAGTTCCACGCCTGCGCCCGCGTGGGCTTCCAGCGCAGGTAGGCGCCGCCGCCCAGTAATACTGAGCCAATGATTGCTATTTCCATGTCCATCTCCTTTATTTTTCGGCGAGCCGGTAGACTCCCCGGCCCGCCTAAAGAATCCAAATCCCACAGTGAATTGATTACGAGATACGGACTACCTCTTTTCCGGGAGCTTTTCGCGCCCGGTCTGCCGCCGACGCTGATTTCCGAGATCGTGCGTGTATTTCAGCGGCAGGCCGTGGGCGGTTGCCCACGTGGATCAAAAGGGAACGTCGTCGTCACCCACCGCAAACGGGTCCCAGTTCGATGGCCGCGCCGCGAATGGCGAAACCGTAGCCAATGCCCGAGCAAAGCTACCCCCGCCGCCCGCCTTCGGCTTACACACCACCTGCGCCGACGTATCGCCGTACTGGTTGACTTCGGCCATGACCGACGCCTGCTGGCCAATCAGCGTTGATTGGATGTGCTGAAGCCACGTCTCTAGTTGGACCAATCCTTCCTCATTGCAGCCAAACTGCTTGCACCGGATCTGCGCGGCCTCCCATTGCGGAACCTTGCTTGCCGCCTTGTCGTCCGGGTTGTTGACGAGCGAGTTGGTGAGCCACCAGACGCCGGTGATCGCGCCCCGGTCAGAAACCTCGACGGTGATCTGAAGGCCCGGAGTGCCCTTCTTTTCCGACTTGATGTACTCGACGGCACTGATTACGCCCGTGTACCACGCGCCGTGCTCAAACATTGGCCACCGCCAAGCTAGTCTGCTTCAGTTCCGCTTCCAGTTCATCGAGCTTGCTAGCGGACTTGCTGTCCGTCGCCGCGATGACTGAATCCATGCTCACCTCGCCCATATCGTAGACGGTGGCGCCGATGACGTGAGGAGCAAAGAAGCGGTGAAAATTCGAGATCACGCGGGCAAACAGCATGTTCTTCGGGAACTTGTCGTAGTTGCCTTTAGCCCCAGGCTTCGGATCTTTTCCGCGAGAGTTAACCACCCAATCAGCCTGCTCGGCCTCAGCGATCGTCATGCCCACTTCCAGCGGCTTGTCGTCGGCGTCCTTCATCCACTCCCCCCGCAGCATGAAGCGCAGCCGCACCTCTTTATCAGTCATCACCACTGGCCGCCAATCGTAACCGGCCTGCTGGAGGAAGGTAGCACGCGCACCGGCGTACAGGTTCGGCTTCCCGCTCTTTGGGTCAACCCAAATCATCTGGAGGGAATGCGCGGCACCAAGCCCGTAATCCCGCCCAAGGGCAATCACATAGGCATTAGCGTTATTTGCGTAGGTTTCAGCGCAGATTTTATCCGCCTTCGCCTGCTCTGCCTGCGACCGCGCTTGGTGGTTCTCCACCATGTCATCGAAGATACTCCGACTGTGCGTTGGCTGAATCGTCTGCGCCGGTGCTTGTTCCGGCGTAACTTGCTGCGTACTCATTACTTTGCTCCCTTGATTTTGAAAATTCGCAACGGCCGGCTTACCGACCGCTTCAACACGTCCGCGTACACGTCCGGGTACTTCGTCTTCAGCGCGTCAGTATCAACGCGCGAAGTCTCCACCACCCGAAACAATACCCGCTCGTCCGCCGATGCCCGCGCCTGCTCGTTGACGCCAATCAGCGCGTCAATCCCTAGCCGGTGCGGTTCGTCCTCTGCGGACTCGTCGCCCGCGCGGAGAATGTCGGCCATTTTCTCCGCGCGCTTGATAAGATCCTTCGCCCGCTGGTACTCGGCCACCAGCGGAGCCAACCCTTCGATCTGCACCAGCCCCTGATCGCTCACTGCCGACCACTCGTCCATCTGGCACGTCGGTTCCCATTGGCAGGACTCACAGCGCGCGTCGCGCTCCTCTAGCCATGCGGGCGCAACGCGCTGGGCCACGTGGTGCGTCATGAACCAATCGACTTTTTCCGCCACAACCTTCATCAGATCCGGCCGCGCTTCGATTTCATACAGGTCCAGTTGTCCCGTGTCGCGGTTTAGCGCCGCGATGCACGCCCACTTCCACCCAAGCACGCGCATATACCACTGCACCTGCATCAGATACCTAAGCGGCACGCCGTCGCGCTTCCAGTCCCAAAAGACTCGGTCGCTCACGGTCTTAATTTCGAGAACGCCAGGCCCGCGCTCCTGCCCGACGATGGCCCGGTCCACCCGCTGGAGTTCGTGGCCGTTGGCTGATGCCCGCTTGCGCCGGATCTTCCAATCTGGCCGCGCCTCGGTGACCATTTCGGCAATGCCGTCTTCCATTAACTTGCCGGCCACGATTGGCCCGGTCCGCCGAAACTCCCGGTCCTGCGGCACGCCGGTCTTCTGGTACCACAGCCGCCGTGCGCAGCCGTAGGGCTCCAGGCCTAAGACGTGTTGGATGTCGGTCCCGCCGATGAAGCCTTGACGTTGTGACGGATCTTGCGAGACTTCCGGCACATGCCGCTCAAGCGCGTCAAAGCGTTCGGCGTGAACAAGTTGCTCACCCATGGAACACCTCCCAAACCTTGACGCCCAGCGCGATCACATTCAGCCCAAACGCCACCCCGCCCAGCGTAGCCGTCAACCGGTCCTGGCAGTCGTAGCGCGTAGCGGTGAGACAGATGGCCCACAGCGCGGCAACGTGAAACACGATCCAGTAGAGGGGCGTCATCGCGTCACCTCGCAAATAGGGCAGGTGTAGGCGATGTGATATGCCGCGCAATGGAAAGACAGCTTTCGTTCACTATCGATATCGGGTTGAACTCTGCCTGATTCCCATTTCGCTACCGTTCGTCGTGATACTCCAAGGCTGTCAGCAAACTCCTGCTGCGTCATGTACGCGGAACTCCGGTAATATGGCACGTGATTCACCCTCTCCACCTTGCTCATCGCGTCACCGCCCAAACCAGCACCCAAACGAACGCAGCAGCCGCCGCCATGAGGTCAGCCCGCCGTTGAAAGCGCGGCAGCGTGTCACGGTCGTCGCCCCATCCGATCATGCGGCACCGCCCGAGTCCACAAACAACAGTAAATCAGCGGCTTCGTGATCGCCCGCTTTTGCCTTGGCTTCGATCAGCGCCCAGGCCATTCTCCATGCGGACGAACGCCGCATGGCTTTTTCCAGAATCTCGCCCGCCATGCGCGCTGATTTGTTCGGCAACGCGGCGGCGTTCGATGGGTAGCGGTGTGTTCCGTTCATTTTCCCTTCTCCTTTTTGACGGCAACACCCCAGGCCCACTCGATCAGTCTGCCCGGATGAACGCCAAGCTCCTTTGCCCGCGTGATGATGGCCGTGTGAACGCTGGGTAAAATAGTCATTTGTACCGCCTTGCGTTGCTCTTGTGTGGTTCCTGTGTTGCTCACAGACCAAGGGTAACCCAACCAGCCGCGCCGGTCAACCACAAACTACGCACGCGCCAAACAAACCGCTATCTAGCACCAGAAACGCAAAATACCCCCGCGCCTGAGAGGCAACGGGGGTACAGAGGGGATGGATCGCCAGGCAGGGCGCGGTGGTCGATGTGGCGGACGGTACCAACTCACCCAAAACGCGGCGGGCGTTGATGGCGGGACCGCCCGTCGCACCGGCGCGATCTTCAGAGCGCTGGGCGGAACGGGCTTCTGGACGCTGATGCGCGGCGACGGGTCCGACTCTACGCCGTCGACCACGGCAGTGACTTGGTAACACCACTGCCCAGCTGGTGGCTGGTCCCGATAGCTTTTGGCGGCTTGCGGTGCGGTGGTCAGCCGCTCGAATGGCGCGTTGTCGCCACAGCCACCTCCAGCGCGGTACACGTGGTATGTCGTGCTGGGCGGGTTGGCAGGGTCCGCCCAGGTGAGGAGGATGGTCAGGGCGAGGATCATTTCGTCGCCGCCGCTTGCAGCGCCTTTCGCGCTGCCGCAATATCGGCTTCGGCCTTTGCCTTTGCCGCCCGCAGCGCTGCCGTCGCGCTGGTCGGGTACTGGTCGCCGAGCTCCAAAATCTTGCCGACGATGAGCGCTTGCAGTACCTCGCCCACATCGGCGTATTTATAGACCCTGGCCCCGTTGACTTCGGTGTATTGCGTGAGCCGAAAAGTCTCCAGCACCTCAAGCCCGAACGCGACGGGCGCGCCGGCGATGGTCTTGGACTTGGAGAGCGTGGGCGTCTCGATTGAAATGGTGAGGGTTTGCGCCTGGATGCCCAGCGCAAAGATGAGGAGGGCCGCAGCCCGGAGGATGGTGGTCATGTTGTGTCCTTTGGGTTAGAAAGTAGCCAGCGTGGCGCGCTTAATGACGCCGGAACTGGTGCACGCATAGATGTAAGTTGCGTCTGCCCACATTGCCCCAGCCGTGCAGGCATCGGTGGACGCGGCTGGGGTGTCCTGGTTGGTCACGATCCGCGATGCCTGCAACTGCGTATAGGCACTGTCATCCGCAAGGCGAGCTTGCAGGATCGTCGTGGATCGTTTGAGTGCGGGGAAACTGGCCGTCGCGCCGCCAAGCTGAAGCAGCCCGAAGCTCGTACCCGCATTGTTTTTCAGAGCGAAATTTCCGTCAACGATGCCGGTAATCTGGCTGTTGCCAAACACTGCGATAGCAGGAAGCCCAACGTCGGCATTACGGATATAGAATGAACGGTTTCCAGCCACAGAGAGATTAAAATAGGTTCCGTCCCAATACATGCCCGTCGTGGAGCTTGTGTTGAAGGTGTACCCCGGCCCAGACGACGAGCCGTTTTGTGCGGTGAACTGGCCAGAACTATTGACCGCGGCCAGCAACGTCCCACTCCCCGGCGTCGCATTGTACCCCCGCACCTCCAGGATGTTCCCGCTTTGCCCCTGCCCCGCCACGAATAGCGCCTTAGAGGTACCCGTCGTCGCCGTCGGATCGAACACCAGTAAATTACCATTCGTGCCCTTGTTAGCGGCGTGGAGGCCGTAGCCGAGATCGGTGGTGGTGCCGATGAGGAGGTTGCGGGAGTTCGGCACGCGAAATGCCTCCGTGCTATTAACCGCGAACGTCAGGGAATACGTGTTGGCGGTATTAAATGCGAGGTCTTGTCCTGCTACGCCATCGACTGATTGGAGCCTTGCCCCACCAGCGACGTCCAGCCTATAAGCCGGGCTGCAAATCCCCACCCCCAGCCGATGATTCGTCGTATCCGCGCAGATCACGCTGTCACTCGTCGGTGCCCCCGTCCCCTGCCCAATCCACAGCCGCCCGGAGGTGACCGAGGATGCCAGCGCTGTAGCGGTGGCAGCGTTGCCGGTGGTGCTCCCACTGGACCCGCTCACATTGCCAGTTACGTTGCCGGTCACGTTGCCAGTGAGGTTTCCTGTGACGTTGCCCGTCAACGCCCCAGTAAACCCCGTCGAAGTCACCGACGTGAGCCCGGTGATTGTCGCGGGCAGCGACAGCGTAACCGCGCCCGTCGAAGCGCTGGCCGTGATTTGATTGGCGGTGCCAGTGATCGACGTCACCCCGCCCGTCGATGCCGCCCACGTCGGATACCCGCCCGACAGCGTGAGTATATGCCCATTGGTGCCGGGGGCGAGTGAGGTGCCGTAGCCCGTAGAGGCCCCATAGGGGATGTAGCCGGCGCCGAGGAGGAGCTGCGACGGCTGGAAGGTGACGGTCGGGGTGGGGACGGTATCGGAGATGATCTGATACAGTTTGGTGTGACTCGGATTAACTACCCATGTCTCTGGCGGTCGGCTGCCCCTGCGCGGCGCATAGGTGGCGGAATACGCCAGGCCCGCTGGAGTCATGGTGGTGGTGGCGTACAGAGGAATGGTGATTACGCCCGCCGCCGTAACCGCAGAGCACTCGCCCCAGGTGCCGCCAACGCAGAGGACATACTGCCAGCCCGATAGGCTCGTCGTGCTGTAGTACGCCCGCCCCGGCGAGTTCAGGCGAACTGTAATAGTGCCCGTCCAGGCATCGCCGCCGGGCGTGTTGGTGAGGGTGTCACTGATCGTGACCTGCTGGGCCTGGAGCGCTAGAGCACCAAGAAAAACAGCGCAGAATTTCATGGTAGTTTTCATTGCGAAAATTTCCTTACAAAAGGCATTGACAACGTTAAGCGGTTATCGTATAGTTAAAGTATGAACAGCGCACAACACACCATCACGCAAGACCAAGCGCAGCAAATGCTAACCATGCTTGCTGGGCTTTTGAAATACGATCTGGTATCCGGCAGCTACCGAGAACAGATTGAAGAACTCGTCGCGGAAGTTGAAAAGAGCAACTAACTTCCACCCCAAACGCCAGCGGGCGGCGTGAAGCCCGCAGAGGAGAAGAATATGAATAACCCGAACATATCCGCCGCCGCCGCAACAGAAGCCGCCGCCAGCGTGCGCGATGCCTTCCAGCCCGGCGAGTACCCCAGCGTCGAAGCTGCCTACGAGTTTATCCGCGAAGCCTGGGCGGTAAATGACGATCCCCGTTGGCGCCGCTTGCCGGTCACGCCGAACCACTCGTTTTCCGCCGTGTACCGAGGCTTAATCGCATGACCACACCCAAAAACCCCGCCGCCGTCGCGCTCGGGCGGCGCGGTGGACAGGCTAAGGTATCCAAAGGCCCCAACGCCGCCAAGACGCCGGAACAGCGCGAGGAGTGGGCAGCGAAGATGGTGGCGGCGCGACGGGCGAACGCTACCGCAACCGCTCCCACTCCCGCGCCACCGCCCGCCACTGCTTGAGGTCGATAACGCCGATTTTCAGGCGCTCGACGTACTCATTCCACAAGCCAGCAAACCGGTTCATCGCTTGTTCGCTGACGGGTGGCGGTTTGTCCGCCTCAGCGGCTGCAAGAAAAAATAATGCGCGGCGGGTCATTTTATTGGTGACAGTAATGCAGCGTTGGTTTATAGTTAAGGTATGAACAGCGCAGACAAAACCACCGTAACCTTCGCCTCCGGCGCAACGATTGCCCTTCTGGCGGTAACTGATAACCACACCTTCGCAATTGCGTTCCAGTGCGAAGGTTCCGGTAAGTTCACCCGCGCGAACGAAGTAAAGCCGCTGCGCCTCGCCTCCCACCCGGCTATCGTCGCCAGCGTCGGCCACTTGGCCTTAGATCAGGAAAAGCTCGATATGGTCAACGCCGCTATCGCTCAGGTCAAGACCGGCCCGGCTTTCGCCTCTTACACTGCCGCCCAGGCTGCAAAAGCAGCGCTTCGCACCTGGGAAGCAAGCCGCCCCCGCGTTATCGGCGCGGAATAACAACCACAGGAGATAGAGATGATCACCGTTACTTTTTACGGGTACACCACCCGCACCGACACCCTGCGTAAAGCGCAGATTATAGAATCCCAAGCGCGGCGCGAAGCCGCCGACCTTAACGGCGATATTGACGCCTGGTATTACGCCGGCTGCCCAATCGAACGAGGATATGCGAAGTGGAAGTTAATATTACGCCAGCGGGCGGCATAGCCCGCAGAGGAGATGATCATGCGAGTCAACACTGAAATGATCCCCGCCGAAATCGCCGCTGAATGCGATGACATCGGAAGAACGTGGGCCGCGCAAGAATTCGACATTGTAAGCGACGAAGGCCGACGGCGACAGGAATGGGTTTCTGGTGAATATAATGGCGATCTGCCTGGGATAAAGATCGAAGACGAAGACACAGAGGACGAACGCCGAATGGCAATCGAACAGCTTATTGACGACGCGGCTCGGGCGACATGGGATTCGCTGTGGGATGCCATCGAGGCCACCCGATGACCGCCACGAAAAACCCCTCCGCCGTCGCGCTGCAAGCCCTCCGTAAGACCAAAACCGGAGGGCGCAACGGAGGCCCGCCGCTACGGTACCCACGCTGCCCCTGCGGTCTTATGACTGCAGCGCGGGCGTTGCAGCGAAACCACCGCTGCTAACTACCACAGCACCGAAGCCTTAACGCCCGCCTTGTGAAGAGATTCCAGGCGGGCGAATGCTTTGTCCCGCACGGTCAAGAATGGATTCGGCACTGCGGCACCGCTCCTTGGGTCGGCCACGATAGAGCCGTTCTTGTCGATGTTGTCTTGCGCCGCGCGGTACTCGATAAATGAGTCCGCGTACAAACCGGCCTTTTCAGGCCGGTTCTTTTCTTTCAGTAGTGCCTTGACGATTTCTTCGCGCGTCATTTTGCCCACACCTTCAATTCTGCCGCGAGGAACGGCTTCAACTCTTCGTCCGAAAACAGACAATGCGCGCCTGTTGCGTCCTCGACTTCGCGCCGCGTGTACTTTTCGCCGAGCACTGGCAGTGAGTTCTCTATTTCTTGAATCAGCTCAAACGGCCCGGCACCTTCCGTTATATCCAATTGCTCGAAGCGCGGATTGTGGTTGAGATTCATGGAGCCGCGAATTACCACCCGGTGTGTCCCGTTGTCGAGCGTGGCAATCTTCGCGTGATTCAGCACGACGCGGATAGACTCAGGACCAAACTTTTCCTTCCAGCGCCGCATGAGCGCGCCCTGCTTTTCGGCCTTGTCAATGCTTCCGTCCCGAAAGCCCCGCGTCTTCGCCACCTGTTGTTCGCCGGCCCGGTCAATCACCAGCAACGCCTCCGTGATACCGCCGGCCCGTAACAGCCACTCAAATGTCTCAATCTCGTAATCGGCGATGCACCACGTCCAGATCGTCAGCCGTGACGGCCCCATTTTGTCCAGGCAGTGCCGCACGCAGTCGATCATGGAAAACTGACCGCGCGTCACCGCGAAAAGAGACATATCTTTTTCGATCTCGCCGATACACTCGGCAGCCGTGCGCATTGCCTCCACACACTTGCGGTCGCGGGTGATTGTCCGTGTTGATTTAACCATGTCTAAGTATACGACTAACTGCCTATGTTTTCAATGGTTTATCGATACTTTGCGGCACAAAGTTGACCCGCCGCTTCAGCGCCACCAGCGCGGCGGCCAGATCCCGTATCCATGGCTCGTGCGCCTGGTCCGTGCAGCCGGTGCGGACGTGGAGGAGTTCATGGACCAACAGCGCCTCCGGGTCGTCCATGTCGCCAGTGCTGACCTTGATTTGCCAGCCGTTTTCGAGGGCCAAGTACCACTCGGTCAGCATCGCCACACCCTGCGGCATACGGCGCGCTGGCAGGAATACCAGCGTTGGCGGCGTGGTGATCCCGAGGATCGCGCACCACTCGCCCAACAGCAGCGCCCAGCGCTCGTGGGTCATGAGATCACCCGGTAATGCGGGACTGGCACAACGCGCGCGCCATTCTGCACGCGAAAATTGCGCCGGTCTACTTTGCCCGCCGCCACCCCGGCCTTCAAAATCTTGCTGGTTTGCTGTACGCTCAAGCCAGCAGCGTCGGCGTGCTGTAACGTGGTCCAATACCCCTCGGGCGGTGTTTCTATCCCGCCTTCGGCGATCGCGCGGGCGAGGTCCGCTAGGAGATTAGCCATCGCGGTGACTCCTTTGCTCCGTGCGCGCAGTTCCACTGGAGGAGGTGGATGGTCGAATCGCTATCCGTGTACTCGCCATAGGCAATGCCGTGATTCCAGGCGAGGGTCTGCCGCCGCCGCCGCGCATATGCCATCGTGCGTGTGTCGCCCCCGGTCCCAACGCATACGCCCCAATGCCCGCCATGGTTGCGCGCGCGGAAGGTGTGTGCTACGTGCAGGTGAGCCATTACCACGTTCCCGCCCATCATTTCGACGTGATCACGCAGGGCGTTGATGTTGTACATGTAGCCGTGGCCCATGTACATATTCCCCACACGAATCCAGCCTCGCTCGATGTCGTATGGGTGGATCTTTGTCCCCGCTTTCTCGGCTGCCGCTTGCATGTCGGACCACAGGCGGCGGGCAAGCTCGGCGACGATAGCGGACGGGTGCGAGAGGAGCTGGATAATGCGGTCGTCGTGGTTGCCCAGCAGCCAGTTCGACGGCTCCATTTCGGCGAGCCACGCCAGCCCCTTGTTCACGTCGGGCTCCAGCGGCTCGGCTTCATCCTTCGTGCCACGGGCGCCAGATCGTAGTGCAGTGGTTTCGAGGATGTCTCCCAACTCGATATGGCGATCCGGGTGGAATGCCGCCTTGAATGCTCGGACGTTGCGCTGGTACTCCGCGCAGGCGTGCGTGCTATGCAGACAGCCAGTGGCTATCCAACGCTTCCAGCTACGGTTTAGGTTCGCCATTCGGCGGCGCCTCCAGTTTTGTCCGCGCATTCGCCAGCGCCGTCACGATAAAGGCCGGAAGCCTCACGCCTGATCGGTCTGCGTTTTCGATAATCGAAATCACCTCGACCAGGCAGAACAGCCCCGCCACATGCGGCCCCGCGTCAAACGGGACGAGCCCCACTTGACAGACCGTATGGACCGCGCCAACTAACACCCACATCTGCGCTTTTTTCGTCATGCCTTGACGCCCGGCATCCGATGACACGGCGCCGTCTCCCCATGCGGCCAGAAGCCCACTGGCGATGTCGAGGACTTGAAGCACTACCAGTGCAATCACCAAAGGTGGAAGCCCCCATAAAAGGCCCAGTATCATCCCCGGTATCGCGGCGATCTTCGCCTTAAATGCGGTCGTTGGTGCCACGAACATCAGGCCCCCTTTCGCGGCAATAAACCGCACGCGTTCAACAGGTCAACATGCGCCTGGAGTTGCGCGCGGGTGTAGGCGTCGGCGGCTTCTTCCGGGATATCGACGCCCAATTGCCGCTCCAGTTGGTCAATCACCAGCGGCGCCGCCACCTGGAGGGCGGCGAGCCCAACGGTGAAGCGTTCCGGCCCGCTATCGGCGCGGTCTTGCGCAAAGAGCGCCGCGTTGAGCCAGGTACCGACCATCGGGACGCCCGCGGCTGCTGTCGCCGCCTGGATTGCCAGCGGCGCAACAGGCTTCGAAACGTTCCAGAACACGCGGATAGCGCCTTTCCACCAGTTCATAGCTTTGCCCAGAACCCGCCGAACGGGGTGGGCCGCTTGTAGACGTAGGTGAACCCGCCAATGCGGAAATCGTCGCCCGCTTGCGGGTTTGTCCCGGCCGCCGCGTAGAACTTCCCCAGTGCGCCGGGGATTGGCCCGCCAACCGGCCCGCCTACGGCGTCCGTGTCGGTGGCGAACTTTGGCAAAAAGGATTCCGGCTTGATGTCTGACACGGGGGTATCGGTGCCAACGATGCGCAGCGAAAAGACCGGCTCAAACTCTACTTCCGCAACGCAGCCGAGCGGAACCACAGGCGGCGGCCCATTGGCACGGATCGCCCAATTACGGCAGGCCCCCAAGTAGTCGTCAAGCTTGATCTGGTTGAACTGATCGGCCATGGCCCGCGCTTGCGCTGCGAATGTGGCTTTTACTTCGGCTTCAAACATGGTGCTCCTTCGGCTTGATGTCCAGCGGCCCGTGATCGCGCACAAGCTGATTGATTTCGGTTTTGGCGGCGTGGTCCAGCGGGAGGAAATACGGCCCGCCGATCTTGTCGCCATCGTCGGTAGTGGCCACTACGGCCGCGGCGCGGAGTTTCACTCCTCCACCGCCCGATACACCTTGACCGCCACCGCCTTGTAGTCCGTGCCGTCGAACTGGATCAGCGCAATCAGCCGGCCCCAGGCGTCACGGATGAGATCGGCGAACTTCTGCACGCCGTCCACCGTCACGCGCACGGCGTCGCCTTCGCGGACATGGATGAGTACCTGCGTGACGCGCCCGGTAGGCCAGGGAAACTGCGGTGCTTGCGCCTTTAGGCGGTCGTAGTCGATGCAGGACACCTGCACGAGGTCGATGTTTGGCGTTAGGTTGCGGTCGTCTTTGCCGCAGATGGGCGGGGATGGTACCTCAATGGTGGCGTACTGAAAACTCAATCCGGGCTGCGTTTGGCGTGTGGTGACCTGCGGCCAATCAGCCTTAACCCACTTTCCCTCAAGCGTTTGCACGTAAGGCGGTAGGCTCTGCCCCCGCAGCGCCGCAATCGCTAACAAAATGGCCGGGATCAGCTTTGGGGATATCATTTCTTTACCTCTGCCGGCGGAGGCGCAATCAGCACCAGTTGACCAGCGCCGTTGATGTCGCATTTCTGCGAGCCGAACACGCGCTGGCATTCCTCAGATTTGACCGCCTCGTATTGGGAGGCCAGGTCTTTTTGCTGGTCAGCAAGTTTTTTCGACTCGCTGACTATTGCGCCGAGCGCAATGCGCGCGGCGGTGGACAGTTCGGGCTTCGGTTTCGGCTGTTCGGCCGCCGCAAGCAGGCCCATGCTTGCGAGTAGTGCGATGGTGCGCATAAAGTCGATGCCTAGCGGCGCATAACGCCGCCGTTACTGTTTCCGCGCGTGGCGGATCAGATGAGCAAGTGTTTTCGCACACTCGCAGAAGCGCCCGCGCGGGAGATGGCACGCGGGGAGATTACGGGCAGGTAGACGCGGTAATGATCCCGCCCGATATAGTGATCGTGCAGGAGCCGCCCGCGCCATCTCCTACGGTCTTCGTGGCTGATAGTCCGGTGTTGCCATTGGGTGCAGTGATCGTGCCGGACAGATTCATGTTGACGGTGGCGACATTGGACATTCGGTAGGAAGTATTGCCCAAGGCGTACAGATTATTTGTCGTCGGCAATATCGAACCAGTGATTGTTGACCCACTTTGCAACGTCAACACGCCGTTAAAGTCCGCGTTGTAGGTTGCAATTGAACCCCAGCGGAACGAAGTTGTTCCGTTGACATAGTTTCCGTCAGCGTTCGGCACAAAGTCATACCCAACCGTGCCGGTAACCGATAGCGTGCCGCTAAACGTCTGCGTGCCGCTGAAAGTCTGTGAGATGTCCGTGCCAGCGATGGTGTATGAGTTGTTTTGCGGAGTAAGCGTTCGAGTGGTAGCCGTCGTGAATCCGTCCACCTCAAAGCGCACTATCTTCGTTGCGTCGCTGGAGCCCTTAGCGATGCCAGTGGTGTCCACCACGGGAAGCCCGCCGCTCGCCGCTTGCCAGGAGCCCTCGCCGCCCGTACTGGTGGCGGTCCAGACATAGCCGACAGTGGTGGTTGCGGACAGCGTAAAGCCCGACGCCGTGACGTCCATGGCAGAAAAGAACCCATCTCCGTAACGCGAGCCCAACGTGCCAATGCTGCCGCTGTTGTTCACCTGCGGGGCGAGCGTGCCGTACATGTAGTTGATGCCGGCATTCAGCATGTCCACTGGGCCGTTGAAGGTTGCCAAGCCGGTCACGGTAACGGTTCCGCCGACAGAAGCGTTTCCATCAACTGTGAGATCACCCGCGAAATCGCCGTTTGTCCCCCAGATTTCCGACCACGGCTGAGCCGATGTGCCGAGCTTCGGAAACGTCGCATCGGTGACGGTGTGGCCGAGGCCCGTGTCTCGCTTGCCTGGGATCAGCGAAGCGTACAGCACCTCGTAATTGACAGCCACGCCAAGGGACTGCCGCACCGAATACCGGAACGGGTCACCCACGTTGTCGCGTGAAAAAAGCTGCGACACGGTGGCCGTAATGTCGGCCTGCATGTCCCACGAGCCGGCCGAGCCGGTGGCGTCTTTGATCTTGTATTTCCGTGTTTCGATATAATCGGCGGCCGAAGTGGAGCCAGCCTTGTAAAACTCGCCGAACTTGGCATACACGCCGCGCACCCGCGTGCCAGTGAGCCCGATGTCGTAAGCGTCATCTACGAACGGTTTAAACATGCCATTCGATCCGAATGTCCACCGACCGTTCGAGTCTGTAACCACATGAAACTCGTGGTTGGTATAGGTGCCCAAAACCCCGTAAGTGTTTTCGGCGATTAGTTGAACCGCGGTTGCGCCTGATGCGTCGGCGATATAGAGTTCATTCGCCCCGCTGCCCCCGCTAATGGATAGCGCGGCAGTCGATACTGGCGCCGCGCCGATGCCGACCTGAGAGGCCCGATAGATGTTTGACCCGCTCAGCGTCCATCGGCTCGAGCTGCCGTCCGAGCACACCCATGAACCATTTACGCGCGAGGCAATCGCGCCCGCCCCCGCCGTCGCGCAAACGGCGGAACAGTTAGAGCAGTACACCCGTGATCCGGAGGCGGCGGACAAAGCGGCCAGTTCGGCGTAGGTTACCGATTTAGACTCCATGATTTCCGCCGTTCCGTCCGTGGAGGTGAGGCACGCGGTGCCGACCAGAATGCACTGATTGCCGCTCACTTTCGGGTATAAGCTTGTCGTTTCCAGCGATACGCCAGTGGTAGATCCGGCGACCTGGTTGTTCTCCACCGCGTATCCATACCCGGATTTGACGCGAATCCCGTACACCGCCGTTCCGCCAGAGCTTTGAATGTGGTTGTTTCGGATGCCGAGGAAGTTGAGATTGGTTCCAGATTCAATAGTGATGGCTTGGTGGTTGTTGACGGCGGACCAGTTAGAAAAAAAGTTGCTCTCGACTTGCGCGTTTTGGAAGGGGACTGCACCGGTCCACCGCACGCCGTATTGCGTATTGGTGCCCGCGTCGAAGTTGTTCGACATCACGGACACCTGCGAGCTTTGGTTGATGTAAAAGTCGGTCGTGCTAATAGTGCCGATGCTGGTACTGGTGGTGATTTTGGTATCGCTATCAACCGACGCAATCGTGCGGCCCGTGCTGCCCACATAGATCGTAGTCCCGACCCAGTTCGTGCGAAACTTGTTCCCGCTCTGCCAGGTGACCGTGGAGCCACTTGCGGACGCCGTACCGAAGGCGGGCTGCAAATGAACCTGCGTCGTGTAGCCATTGAAGTTATTGTGCTTTAACTGCAAAGCTCCCGGCCCGTTCCACAATAGCCCATAGGTACAAGTGGCTGAACAGGTGATAATGTTGCCAGCGATCAACCCCGTTCCCTGGTCCCCGTTGGTCAGCGATTCCGTGTGGATTGCCGCCGTGGCGTTGTATCCCGGCGAAGAAATAATGTGATTGCCGACGATGTGCCAGCCGTTCGTCGTGACTGAGTGGATGGACTTGTCGAAGTTCACAAACCAGTTATTTTCGATGCGACCAGCAAACGCTCCGCCGCTCGATGGCCCGTCCGCGCTATTGCTGTAGATCGCCGTCACTCCGGTCATAGAGTCGTCGTTGCGGAACGTGCAGTTGCTGACTTGCGGCCCGGTTCCGCTGCGCGAGTCGAGCAGGGTTATGCTGTTTGATTTGACGGAAAAAATGGCACCGAGAGAGGCGCAGGCCACGGTTACCGGCCGCGTTCCGGCGCTCACTGTGGCATAGATGTTATACGAGCCTTCCGGGACCACCACAGCTACTCGCGCGCCGTCAGCTACCGAGTACAGTGCTTCTTGTAGGCCATCGGATGCGCTAGATGCAGCCCAGCCGCCCGTGTGCGTGTTGGCGGCGGTGAACTGAATGGTTCCCGTGGCCGCGCCGCTGGTGCAGGTTCCGCCCGTGATAAGCACATATTCAGCCGTGCCGGTGCCGCCGCTCAGGTACACATAGTGGCCTGAGTTTGTGCCGTCAACTGAGGCTGGGCAGGGCGTCAGCGTGATGGTATTCGCGCCAACTGCAATCGAGCCTCCGGGTGCTTGGCTCCAGTCATAGGAGGGCATCGAGACAGTGCCGCCGCACGCCGCCCATCGCCAACTTCCAGCGCCGTCGGTCTGGAGGCATTGGCCGCTGGTGCCGTCGGCACTCGGGAGGGTCCAGACGGTATTCGCCGCCACCGATTGCGGCGCGCGGATGCCCACGTAGTCCTGTCCGTTCGTGCGCCGCTCCTGCATCCGCAGTTCGCCCGTGGCGCTTCCGGCGCTTTGGGTGATGGTAAGAGGCGTCTGTGACTGCCCGAACGCCGCCAGGGCGGCCAGGGCGCAAAGTAGGAGGGGTTTATTCATAGAGAACCGAATAGGGCGCGCATACCGCCCACCACTTGCCGTCGGCACGCCCGCGGAACTGGAAGCACGTAACCGCGCCGGATTTGCCAGGGAGCGTGGAGCCGAAATTTGTATTGAAATCGGAATCGAAGCTGATCGTGTACGGCCCAGCTCCCTGCGTCACGTAGACGGTCATCAGGTCGGCCGCCGTGGGCGTGTACGGGCTAGCGATAATGGTATTGGCCGTCAGCGTGATTTCGATGGGCGTTGAACTGCCGCCAGTGCCGGTCGAGCCGCCGGCCGCAAACGAGCTCGTGGCACCGCCGCCAGACGAGCCGCCCGCCATGGACTTCCAGAACTCTACCGCTCCGCCCAGCCGGTTTGTGCTGATGGCTTTGACCGTGAACTGGAGCCATTGGCCCCACGCGTCGCGAAGTGACACTTCACGGATGAGGTACGTCCCGCTGGCCACGTTGAAGTAGCTGTTTTGAATGGTCTGGAGTTGCCCAGGCCGCAGCGTGTGGCACGTCGCCTCTACCTGCTGGTCGGTTTCGTAGGTGATTTCGACCGCGTTATTCTTGCGCGCGGCCACCAGAGCCAAGCCTTCAACGCTGGCCTGTTGCTGCCCAATGCCTGGACGGTCAAACGGCAGCGCGTAGATGCCGCTATTGCCTTCGAGCGTGGCGGTGGTGGAGATGCCTGCGCTATCCTCTTCGGCAATCGTGTTTGCGCCAAACTTGCGATAGACCACGCGGAGCGTATGTGCCGCCGTGAGTACGGTTTCGTCGGCATCCTGCCGAATGTAGACCTTGCCGATTTCGTAGTAATAGGCCCGGTCGGAGTCGGTCAACCACTGGGCGAACTCTTTGTCCTCGCCGTTGACTTGAACGCGCACGATCTGCCCGACGGGGTTGGCGAGGGACCATTTGACCGTGGAGCCGTTGCCAGTGAAGGATTCATCTTCGTACCCGATCTGCTCAATATCCACGTTGACGAGCGCGGAGTTGCATTTATCTTCGCGCGTGGTGCGCACGCGGATGTTTCGATAGTTGCCGCTGGTGTTATTGATCGAAAATGGCGCGGTTGCAAAGGTACGCGGCTTGAAAAATAGATCGCGCTCCTCGTCAATCCACCACACATAGTTCGAGGCGTCAGCCAGGGCGGCGATGGCTTCAGAGACGGACGTGCCCGCGTCAAAGATAACGGTATCGACCACCGCGCCGCTGTCGATATTAGCTGTTCCGATTGGCTCGGATGTGGCCGCGTCGGTAAGCAGCGACGCCACGATCAGCCCAGCCCGGTTGGTGATGAGAATTTGATCTAGCGTGCCCGCGTCGGTGATGTTGACCGCGGCACCGCCCGATGTCAGTGAGAGTTGCAGCGCCGCGCCGCTGGCGGAGATCACGAAATATTCAACGGTGGCCGAGAGACCGCCCGGAACCGCGCCATTGGCGTGAGCCTTGACGCGCACTTTATCGCCGTTCGAGAGGCTATGCGCCACTGTGCATGTCAGCGTGTCCGTACCGGCGTTGGCTGTGTACTCGAAGTTCCGCTCATAAATCAGCGGGCGGCCGGTGCTGGTGTTGTAGCAGAAGCGGCGGTCAAGATACTGTTCCCATGAAACGGCGCGGATGGCATAATAGCGCCCGGTCGGGTTGGCTTCCGTGATCGAAAATTCGTCCACTTCGTCAACAGAGCCGGCCCATAGTTTCGTCGCGCCCTCGAATAGTTCGAGGTCTTTGCCGACGACCGGGCGATAGCTGCCGTCTTCGCTAATGACCGTCACGCTCAACCCGGCGCGGGAGCCCAGCGAGTAGGACATATCGAGCGTGCCTTGCTTCGCAGAGACGGTGGTACCGTCGATTTTTACGATGGGATTAGGCAAGGTTTAGCCGCGGGGGATGACGCCGTACTGCTTCAGGGTCCGGGTGATTTCTTCGAGCGCGGCCTTGGGATCGCCGCCGTTGAGGTTGATGACGACCGACGCGCCGCCGCCCGCCACCGCGCCACGGCCCAGTAGGTCGTAGATGCCAATGTTGGTGCGCCACATGTCGTCGAGCTTGGCGAATAGATGTCCCTCGCGGAGCCATTCATCGGCGCGGAGATTGGCGAGGTCGTTGGCGGTCTGGAGGGTGTGCTTTACGATGATGTCTAAAGATTTGTTCATGCCCATCATCTGCAGGTTTCCGATAACAGATGAAAGAGCAGTGGCCACATCTGCGACCATGCTAACCGCGCCCATCATGCCTGAAGCGGCTTTTGTCGCCCCATTAGCTGCGCCGCCGATACCGCCGCTGACTTTCCCGGCCGCTCCGCCAAGATCACCCATGCCGTCCGTCACGGACTTGACAACGCCAGTGCCACCGCCGAAGACCTTGCCCATCAGACCGCCAACGTCGAATAGCTTATCGGTCAGCTTTTTCAGCGCGCCTTCGATGAGTAGGCGCGTGATGGACTGCGCGGCCTGCTTCGCCACGTTGGTGAGCATGTCGCCCAGCTTGCCGCCCTTGAAGATCAGGTCGGTGATGCCGCGCGATAGGTCGGTTACGACAGTTGAAACCTGTTGATAGGCTTTTGACTGTGTTTTTCCGGCTTTACTTGCGGCATTTCCCGTATCGTCGATTGCCTTCTTGAGCTTCTGCTCTGCCTCGATAACCATGTTCCCGGACACATTCGGATCGCCGCGCCGGTTTAACTCGCGCAGGGTATCTGCGTGCTTTTGCAAATCAGCGATGCGCTTTGAGCGCTGCGCTTCGGTTTCAATTCCAAGTGCGCTCGCTGCTTCACGCCCAAGTTCAGACGCAGACCCAAAAGGACGATTTGGCAACTCTGGAAACCCAAGCGGCGTGGGCATTTGGATGCCCATTAACGCCTTCAGTGAATCACCATAGGATTTCAACGAAGCTGCATATTTTTGAGATGCTTCTGTCAGCCAGCCCATTTCGCTCCGCATTTCGGTCATCTTCTTGCCGCCTAAATCGTGCATAGTGTTGTAGTCCAGCCATGCTGACGACGCGGCTTTCAGTGCGCTTTGCAAGCGCGAGGTACTTTCTGCCTCTGCGAGTCCAGCGAAAGAGTGCTTGTAGGCTTCTTCGGCGGCCTTGCGCGCTTCTTCGGCCGCTTTTTTTTGCGCTTCGGTTAGTTCGATGACGCTTTTCTTGACGATGGGGAGATTCTTCCCAAACTGGATAATTCCCTCGGACGCAAGCCCAAACGGAAGCACCATCTCGCTTGCCGTCTTGCCAGTGAGCCCAAGTTTGTTATTCAGCTCACCTATGGCCTGCGCCGTTGTATCCACCGGCTTACCGCCATGGTCGATCAGCCATTTCAGGAACAAGCCAACGCCAGCAGCGGCAGCGGTGGCAGCAAGTCCGGCGAAAGATAGGCCGCCCGCAAAGGCTTTTAGCCACGCTACCACCGAGCCGCCAATTGAAACCATTTTCAACGCGGCCCCAGTAATAAAGGTCACCTTCTCGACCATCATTGCTAGGCCGGTGATAACGAGCGGGGTGGCTATAGTCACAGCCCCGAGAGCGAGCGCCCAGTCCTGCGTAGGTTGCGGCAAATTACGAAACTCGGTAGCCAGTGCCTTCGCCTTCTCAATGCCCGGCGTCAGAAAGTCGTCCAACACGCGCTGCGCGATGGGCAGAAGCGTCTTCCCGAACTCGGCCGCCGCGTCCTTCGCGGCCATCTGGATATTCTCCCAGGAGTTCTTGTAGGTATTCCCGGCGCGCTCACCCTTTGCCAGTTCGTCCGTGATGATCTGGATGAATTTCTGCGAAGAAATCCCCATGCGCTCGAACGTCTTCGCGGGGTCGCCCAGCGCTTCAGCGCCAAACTTTTCCTTGATGATCGCGGCGAGTTGCGGGATGCGCTCAATGATCGGGTCGAGGTTTTCTTTTGTGACCTTGCCGACGGCTCCCAATTGGGATAACTGCCGGATGACCTCGTTGAAGTCTTCGCGCCCGCCACCGACGACAGCCAGCGCGTTGCCGAGTTCGCCCATGATACGGCGCGACTGATCGGCAGAATTGCCCAGGATTTGAAGGCGAATCGTGCCCTTGACGGCCTCTTCCAGCCCAAGGCCTGGCAGCTTCGCCACCTCGCGCAGCTTCGCCATTTCGGCCGCCGTGGCTTCGCTCGTTTTCATGACGGCCTTGAGGCCCATGGTGAGCGATTCCATGTCGGAGCCGGCCTTGATGGCGGCGGCGCCCGCGGCGATCAGCGGCGCGGAAAAGCCAATGGATAGCGCGGTGCCCGCCGCCGTAACGTCGGACGCGAACCGCTTCACTTTGTTCAGCGAGGCGTTTACCTGCTTGTCAAAATCGTTGGTGCTCGCGCCAATGCGCACAATGAGATTTGAGAGAATTGGCATGATTTACCGGCGTCGCGTGGGGGTAGAAGGAGCTTGCTGTGACTTCGCGGCTTTGTCCATCTCCGCGTTTTTGATGCGCAGATAGGCGGCCCATTCGGTCATTTCAGAGGAGGACATCCGCGTGCTAAGTTCGCACACGGGCATATGGAGGAGTTCGGCGAGCGCGAAGAGGCTTAGACGCTCGCCTGTGAGTTTTTTTCAAGGTCTTCGGCGGCGTCTTTGAGGATGCCGGAGAGCTTGAGAATCTTTTCGCCGATCAGCTCGACTGCCGCCGCCGATTTCGTGAGAAGCATGTCCTGATGCGCGCGCTCGAATACCTGCTTGCCGGTTTCCGGGTCAGTCACGCACGCGATCACCGCGCGAACGGTAGCCACGCGCGTCTGGCCTTGGGCATCCTTCACAAAGTCAACACGTTCGCCCGCGTTGAACTCGCGCACGCGGACCGTCTCCCCCCACTGGGGAACAAACAGGTCTTCAGTCTTCAGCTCGGCCGCTAATACGCGGTCCAGGATCTTGCTCATTGGGCTCCTTTGCCGTGATCGTGATAGTTCCGGGAAGGTTCAGTACCCACCCGTTCGTGAAGTCGATTTCCGCGCCGTCGCGTTCAACGCGCGCAATTTCGGACACGGGAACGACTAGCGCCCGCGCCTGTTTGTCGTAGTACATTACGTGGTCGAGAAGTCCACTTCGCCATGCAGAGCAAAGCTGACGTTTTCCTTCAGAAGTTCGTTTTCGCCCGACGTGATGCCAGTGCTCGACATATGCCCGGCCGCCATGAAGCGGTCGTTGCCGGCCAAATCCGTGTACAGGTAGAGCACGTAGTAGCTGCCCAGGTTCGTGTTGGCGAAGTAGGCGTTAGTGTAGAAGCGCTGGAAGGAAATCGTGCCCGATTTCATAACTAGCGTCCGCTCTTTCCACGTGTCGCCGAACGTCTGCGACTCCTCGGTGATGACTTCGGAATCGTAGGACCACTCAAACGCCTGCGCGGCCTGCGCCAGCGTGAGGTATTCGGCGGTGATCGTGATGGTTCCTCCGGCGGTATACCCATTCGTGAGTGTGATCTTCCCCGATGCCCAGCCGATTTGATAGTTGGCCTTCGGCACGGTCGAGACGCCATCGAGCACAGTCACGCTGGCGTTTGGGTTGATCGCCCGTTTCACCGTGTTGGTGATCTGGTAGACACCGCTGCCGAGGGAGGTTACTGCCTCCCCCGTCATGGCGGTGCCCGATCCGGTGGCGATGTAGATGTCGGCTGCGTTTCCTGCGAGTACGGCCATGATGGCTCCTTAGGTGTAGGACAGCGCGCCGGTTCCGGTGAAGGTGTAGGAGACGGTGATGATGCCGTTTTCCGGCGCGGAGAATGACGCCTGAACGAAGGCGTTCCCGCTGTAGTAATTCGTGCCGTCCAAATAGAAGCGGATCGCCACGGTGGAACCGGCGAGGAAGGCGGTCTTCAACGCAACGTGGCCGTTGGTGTCGGCGGTGTCGAGACGGCCGGAACCGCTGCCGCTCCATTCCTTGATGGTCGAGGTGCGTTCTTTCCAGGTGTCGCCGAAGGATTGCGTCTCTTCGAGTCCGGTCTGAACGTCGAGGGACCAATTGTCCATCTCGCCGATTGTGTTCGTGCTGATCTTGAGCGCGGCAGCATTGCCTACCATTACAGCCATATAGGGCTCCTTCTGCCGTTTCGGCAGTTGTTGTGAGTTGGTTTCGCCAGCGCCTAAATGGCGTGGATGATGTCAAATTCGAGGACTACGGTGTAGAGCTTTGCGTTCGTCTCTAAATCGTTTTCAAACTCATTGCGGCGCCCGTTGAGGTGCGTGCTGTGAACCGTCAGCGATCCGGCCGCCGTCGTGATTTCCGTGGCGTGGTTGATGACGTTGGCATACACTAAATCCGCCAAGTCTTCTGCGGCCTTCGGGTTGCCTTGCGCCATGCAATACAGCGCCACCGGGCGGCGTGTTGCGGTCGGTGCGGACGATCCGATGGAGTGAAACGGAGCGGAGTCGATTGCTTCGATGATGATTACCGGGCAGTCAGTAATCCGGCCTTGGTCGCCATGCATGTCGTAAACGCGCGTGCTTGTCAGGTCGGTGATAGCTGAGACGGTCTGGAGGTACTTGTATAGCGCCTGATAGATTCTCATGCCGCCCGCCCGAGCGCGTCGAATGCGGCCTTGACGCGGGATTCCAAGAGCCTCTTCACGTTGTTGCGCTGCGCGCGGATGGCGTCACGGAAGAACGGGATAGGACGGCTGCCGGGATGCTGCACTTTCTTTGCAAAGCGCTTGAAAAGGTTGCCGAACATGAGGAACTTCTTATCCTTTGGCGTGACCGTGTGGGCCTTCGTGCCGAACTCCACCAGGTGCGCGTGCGGTGCCGCCTGCTTGAGCGTGTAGGCGTAGGCTTGCAGGAAGTTCTTGAATTGCCGCCCAGCAGCCGCCGCAAGCGATCTTTTCAGCCCGCCCGGTGCGATGGCCCGGCCCCGGTAATTCGTCGCATAGGGTGCCACTGGTGCGCGGGCTTTGGCCGCGTCGCTGATGAGGTTCGCCCCGTCGAGTAGCGCCGCGCGCACTTCGGCACCTTGCGCGGTTTTCTTGAGCTTCTCCAGCTGCCCGGCGAGTTCGACCATGCCTTCGATTTTGATATTCAAATTGTGACCTCAGAGCATTGGAGCGAAAGCATTTCGTTTCGCTCGTCCGGGTTGGCGATAGCGCGGATGTTGAAGTAGCGGACGGCTTCGGCGTTCTTCGGGTCCACAAACTTCACGCGCATATCGGGCGTGTACCCGGCCTTGTAGCGGACGGTGATGGAGTGCGAGAGGTCGGAAATCGTTTGCTTCGCCTGGAAGAATTCGCGCCCGCCGCCGGTTTCGATGGAGCCCCAGCATTCGGCGTAGGTGGCCCATGTTTCCGTGCGGTCGCCGTTGGCATCGACGGACAGGGATTTCTGCTCGATTAGGATCCAATGGCGGAGGGTGCCGGCGCGCATTACCAAATCCTCCAATTCACCAACAGCGCCCGGCTTCCCAGTTCTAGCGCCTTCGATTCGACGCTTGCGGAGTTGCCGAGGACGACATCTTCCCGGTGCTCGTAGAGATGCCCGGCGATCAGCAGGATGGCCGCCTGAATTTCATGAGGCACATGCGCTGCCGTGGTCCACCCACAGATAAACTGAATTTCGATAGGGTCGAGGACGCGCAGGGTTGTGGATGGCCAGGATTCGTTGTAAGACAGGGCCAGCACGCCCGGATCTCGGGCGGTGGATGCTTCCCAGTAGTCAGCCGAAAAAGTCGTCTGCGTGCCCGCTGTGTCGGTGTATTTGACGTGGGTGACGCTTTGGAGTTGGCCAAACGGCAGGGTTAGCCGGTCGCCGAATGGGAACGAGTCGAGGAACCATTTCCATGTTTGAGTCACCAACTTGCGCCCGGTCATGGTTTCCACATAGGCTTGCGCCGCACGCACGTAGGGTTGATACTGCTCGGGTGGTTGCCCGGCCGCGCGTGCGTGCGTCTCCATCTGCGCATCGGTGATGGCAAATTCGGTGGGCGCGGTGACGAGTTGGTAGGCGTGGGAGGTCATGGGTAAACAATAGGGGCGGAGGAGCCGCCCCAGGTCGGAGGAGAGAGGGTTAGACTCCGTTGGGTTGAAGCGAGGCGTTGCCGAGAACGGCGACAGCCGCAATGAGCGCCGCCGAAGCGTTGCCGCTCGGGGTGATCGTCAAACGGACATACCGCTTATTCCCGATGTACCCGATTTTGCGCGTTTCGTTGTCGTCGTCAAACTGGAAGCCGGTCGCCGCTTCCGTGCCGTTCAGTTCCGCATCGGCGACGGCCGCGTTATCGGACAGGTTGGAGGCGTCGCCATCTTCGACCAGCACCGCAAAGGTGGCGTCGGCGTCAGCGATGGAACCGGTGGCGATGGCGAACACGAGGGAATCGAAGCCCTGGCGGTCGATGATTTGGGAAACTTGCGCCGTATTGTCGGCGACGGAAACCGGCGAGATTGCACGCCGGAAGGTGAGATTGGAATAAAGGTCACGCATGGTATTGGCTCCTTGGTTGCGGGAGAGGGCGGTTGCCCGCCCTCCGGGAGAAGTGGTTAGGTATTGAACTTGATGAACTTGATGGCTTCGAAGTTCGTCACCCCGCCACCAACGCGCTTGGTCGTGTAGAATTTGACGTAGCCCTTCGTGGTCACCGCGTCGCGGATGGTCGAAATTCCCTTGCGGTCGAAGATCTGGTAACCGACCTTGAAATTACCAAACGCCATGGAGAGCGAATCGGCGGCCAGGGCGGGCATGTCCTCGGCTTCGGTCACAGGGAAACCGCAGATCAGCGCTGGCTGTCCGGCCTGGAGGCCCGGCTGCCAGATGTAGGCGTTGGTCGTGGCTTCCTTGAACTTGCGGACCTTCAGCAAGACGGCCCGGTTGGTCAGCCAGCGGGCGCCATTGCGGTACTCGGCCTTGAGGGCCATCATGAGCTCTAGGAGCTTGTCGCCAGGCGTGGTGCTGGTGAAATCGCCGGAAGCGCCCGCCATGACATGCTCCATCACGCCCCAAGAGCGCGAGGAATCCGCGGTGGCGGCCGTCGTGTACGACGTGATGCCGCGCGGCTTGCCAACGCCGTTGCCGATGACGAAGCCGCTGTTTTCGGTGCGGGCGAACTTGTCGGCCAGCTTGCGTTCCAGCCAGGCGCCAACGTCCAGATCGGCGTCGTCCAAGAGCTTCTGCGTGATGCGCGGTTCGGCGTACTGCTCGTGGATTTCAATGCGCCACTTGCCGATTTCCGGCGTGTCGGTTTCCGAGCGCGTTCCGGTTTCCGAGGTCCAGCCGGTGGAAACTTCGTCGTTGTCGTTCAGGCCCTCGACGGCATCAGAGGTGGTCGTGTCCACCTGCGCGATAGCGCGGATGTTCGACGTCTCATAGACCTTCATCGCCACGCGGCCGGATGCGTCAACGGGCACGAGATACCCGCCGTTGTCATTGCTGCCAACGCTCATCGCCTTGACTTCATCCGCGCTCATGCGGGTCTCGCCCTTGCGCATCCAGTTCAGGAACGCTTTCGAGGCTTCGCCGTTGCGGGCGGTGTCGCCGTTCTCGCTCGGGCGCGCGGCCTTCGCGGCGATGGCGTCGAGCGAGGCTTGCAGTTCGCTGATGCGCTCGTTCAGCTTGACGGCCTTCTCTTCGAAGATGCTGGCGGACACACCACGCGCGGTGGCCTTCGTTTGGTCTTCGTTGTTCGCTTTGAACTGCTCCCAGGCGCGGCCCAGGTCTTCGACGGTCTTCTGAATTTCAGCAGACATAGATACTCCTTCCGCTTTGCGGCGGTGGTTCGTGGTTTCGGTTTTCGCGGCGTCGGCTACGCGCGAAGAATGGCGGTGAGGCCGCGGGCGAGTGCGATTGCGGCTGCGTCCGTGGTGGCGGTTTTATCGCCGTCGGCGGCTTCGTCCAAGGCGTCAGCCTCGGCTAGAAGTGCCTGAATGTCGAGAATGGCTGACTCAAGCCGCTTGCGAGTTGCCGCGCTGAGGGTGCGGCCGGATTTGATGTCTTCGCTGGCACGCGCGATAAATTCGGCGTCGGCCTTTACGGATTCAATGAGGGTCAGCGGGTTGGCTGGGATGGTGACCATGGATGCCTCAAACAGCTTCACTTCGTGCAGCCGGTACGCCTTGGCCGCGTCATCCCACATTTCTTTTACGGTGCGATAGCCGATGGAGAGGCCGCGCAGCATCTTTTTCAGCGCTTGCGCGTGAGCCAGCTTGCCGTCCGGAAGATCAGTTTCGATGGTGCCGTTAAGGCGCAAGCCCTTCGGCTCGTCGGTCAGCCGCGCCATGCCAATCGGCCGCGTCCGGTCGTGGTGAAGTAGAAGAACCACCTCGCCGCCGGTTTCCTGTAGCGTCTTCGTGAACGCGCCGGGCTCCACAATGTCGCCGCTCAGATCCTTGTTTCCGTAGATGGAAACGAACCCTTCAATCTCGCCCGTCTCGGAGACGCCCTTGATTTTGAAACTAAGCTGTCGGTCCATTGTCTGGCCCTCCGGGGGTGTTTTCGAGTGCCGCTTCAATCGGCAGGTCTTGCATCTGCGCGAAGTATTTTTCGCCGCCTTCGTAGCCGTTCAGGTCGAGATAGGCGCGGGCTTCGTTCGGGTTGTAGATGCGCCGCTGGATGCCAAGGCCCAGCGCCTGGATGGTCTTCAGGAGGTCCATGCGCATGAACGCCGCGGTGTTGTGCTTGATGCTCAGCTCGCGTTCGGATTGCTTCAACAGGCAACGCTCATAGGCTTGTTCATGGTTCTTCAGCCCCGGCGCCAGCGTGAAGTCCAGGAAGCCCTGCTTCAGCATTTCGATGCCGCTGCCCCAGGAAGTAGTCTTCGTGGTGATACCGAGCATTGACGGCGGAACGCCAAACATCATGGCCATTTTTTCGTCACTGGCGGACATCTGTGCGAGCAGTTCGATGTCTCCCGTCGGCACTGATAACGGGGTCAACTTCGTGCCGGCTTCCGCTATGGCGATACCGCCCGCGTTTTCCGTGCCGCCGTTTGTTTCCGACCACGCCTTGCGGATGTCGGTACGTTGTTGTGGCGAGAGAGCCAGCGGAATCTCCATTACCACCGTCGGCCGCGTGCCTTTGCGCATAGTGACGGCCGCGGTCTTTTCCGCCGCCTGGTTCAGCCCGATGGCCTGCGCCGCCTGTTGGATGACCGATAGCCCGTTGATGCCGTCGAGGGTGAAGTTGCGGACGTGCAGAATCTCATCAGCGAAGTACACCTTGCGCTCTTTGCCGCCCGTGTAGATGTACAGCAGCGCGCCCGTATCGTCGTCGCGCTTGATTTCCACGTGTGCCGGATGCAACGGCCACAGCGCGGCCAGGCGCGGCCCGGTCATGACCTTCAGGCTGTAGGAGTTGCCCCACAGGAGATAGTGCGCCCACGCCGCAAAGCGGAGATCGTAGGCGGTCATCTCTGGATTCGGCTCCCAGTCCAGGCGCCGCTCTACGATGTGGTTTTGCTGCTTCTCGCGCCGGTCGCCCACGCGCTTAATAACGTCGATCGGGAAGGCTGCGGCAACGCCAGCGATCAGGGATACGCACCGCATCACCGGCACGGAACGCAAGGCGCTCTCCTCGGTGACAGCCACGCCGCTATCGTTCGGAGGCCCACCCCAGGCGCGCTCGAATGCGCCGTTCCGGAACGTGTAGCCAGCAGGCATGAGGTAGCCGGCGGCTTTCGCCCGTAGGTTGTTGAGGGTGGATAGGATCATGAAAAGGAGAAAAAGGTCGTAGGTGCTGGCGGCGTCAGAATCGCGATGCCGGTGCACATGTTCATGGCAATCACAGGGTCGATGCGTTTCGAGTTCTTCATCCGCTCCGGTTTCACCGGCTTGATGAGGTCGCCCGGCGCCTGTGTGATCTGCGTACAGTCAACAGACCAGCGGACCAGCGGCGAGCCTTCATGGATAGCGGCCCGGTCGTAAACCAGCTTTTCAAACCGTCTGCAGGCCGGGCTCATTGACTGGTAGCCCTGCCCGAAATCGATAACATCCAGGCCAGCGTCTTGCAATTCGCGGGCGGTGTCGCGCGCGCCGTAGCGGTCAAACGCTATGGCCTTGATTTCGTATTCTTCGGCCAGTTCTTTGATGTGGGCGGTGACATACCGCCAGTCAGTTGTAGTTCCCGGCGTAAGCCGTATGTGGCCGTCAGCCGCCCACTGTGCGTAGGGTACGCCGTCGCGTTTGCTCCGGTCCTCGATACGCTCGCCGGGCAGGTATGCCCAGACTTTGTAATAGACTTTTTCGCCCACCGGCCAGCACAAGGCGAACGCCGTTAAGTCGTGGACCGCGGCGAGGTCGAGCCCGCCGTAGCAGGCATACCGTCGAATTTCCGCCCAGTCAATCGGCGTGGGCGATGCGCAGGCGTCCCATTCGTGAATCGGAATCCATTGGGTTTCTGCGGATGTCCATTGGTTCAGGTACAGGCGCCGGAACTGGTTTTGCAGGTCCGGGCGGGCCATGGCCTCGTCAAACTTGCGCTCGTACTCTTCAATCTTCTGGTGCCCGGTTTCAAGCAGCGGCAGCGCCAGCGGCCACAGCTTTTTATCTGTCCAATCGGCGTCTTTGGGGACTTCGTAGATCAGCGGCAAGTAAGACGGGTCTGTTACCTCGCCGGATAAAACCCGCTTCGCATACTCATATTCCCGATAGCAGATCGTTTCCTGGTTACTGCCGGCCGTCGTGATGATGATTTCCAGTGGCTCCCGGCGTGACATGCTGCCGGTGGTGAGCGCTGCCAGTAGTTCCTGCTCGGCAGGCCCCCAGGCGTGCAGCTCGTCAAAAACAACGAGCGATGGGTTGTAACCGTGCTTCCCTTTGCCATCCGCGGAGAGCGCCCGGATGATTGAACCGGTTTCCCGGTGGACGATCTTTTTTTGTGATAGCGTCGGCTCGACTAAATCCAGGAGGGCTGGATTCGTGCGAATCATCGACCAGATCGCTTCAAAGCAGATCGACGCCTGCGGCGCGTCCGTCGCCGCCATGTACAATTCCTGTTCGGGCTCCGGGTCCAGGAAGAACACGATCAGGGCGATGATGGCGGCGGTCTGCGTTTTGGCTTGCTTGCGGCCGAACGAGGCGAACACCTTGCGGATCAACCTCGATGCGTCGGCCCGCTTCCAGCCGAAAATGTTGGCCACCAGCTTTTTGCTATGCGGGAGGAGTACCAGCGGCTCCGGGCGCCGGCTCTTTGTGGACTTCGTGAGCGTCAGCGTTTCGGCGAAGGCGCAGGAGGCGTCAACCGCCTCAGCGTCAAACCATGTTCCCTCGTTGTTTTGCACGTGCAATAATCGCCAGCGTCGGATTTACGGCCGTCGGCTTGCGAGTGTCCTTGATCCCGGCCCGTTGCCGGTTGCGCGGCCCGATATTGAGCTGGCTGCGGAGTTCGTCGATCTGCCTGCCCCAGGCGAGCTTGGTTCGACCATCGGTTTCATTCCGCCGCTCGATCATGGCGTCTGCCAGTTCGGCGTATTGGTCATTGTCCACCTGCCGGATCGCCACGCCCGCGGCGCGGTTTTCGGCGACGAGCTTTTGGAAGAGCTTCAACCGGTCGGATTTGCACCAGACGGGCGGGGTGATCTGCTCTTGAATCGGCTCAGGGATGACGCCGCCGTTGGCGACGGTGCCGCGTCGCGGTCTGGTTGGAAGGCCTCTAGCGCCCATATTGATAACTCAAAATCACAAAGTTGGGAAAAACTCGCGCGGGGT